AAGCAAATACAGACAACCTTAGATGATTATAAATTAAAAGAGGTAGGGTAAGTGGCTAAGCAAAATAAGAACTACTTTACATATGAGACAGAGCAGGCTATTCTAAAATACGTAGCTTGCTCTGATCCTTTGCAAAGAGAGCATATTTACAAGGATGAAATCCATTATGCATTTTTTAAGTTAACAGAGAACATAATACACACGTTTAAATTCTACTACACCGAAGAGGAGTCTATCGAGGATTTACAGCACGAAGTGATTACATTCCTATTATCAAAATTACATTTATTCGATCCTACTAAAGGAGCTAAAGCTTACTCGTACTTTGGTACTATAGCAAAAAGGTATTTGATAATGACAAATACTAAAAACTATAAAAAGAGAGTTGAAAGAGCTTCCATTGCTGAAATACAGGACAGTTCTGATTTTAGCTATGAGCATGATGATCAAGAAATCCATCCAGATATGGAACTCTCAGTCTTTCTTGATAAGTTTATAGAGTACGTAGAATCAAACTTAGATAACATCTTTGATAAGAAGGAAGACGGAGATGTGGCCGATTCAATCTTACAACTTTTCAGGACACGTAACCAATTAGCAGTTCTCAACAAAAAAGCACTATACATCTACATCAGAGAGATGCATCCTGATATTAAAACTGTTAAGATAACGAAAGTAGCAAAATCACTACATCAGATTTTTAAGCAAGGCTACCATAGATACCTAGAGCAGGATGTTATAGAATTTTGAAGATATTGAAATTTACCTATTTATAATTAAAAGTTGATTATGGAAGGCAACTTAGATAAAGTAATATTTGGTAAAAAGACTTTTGGAGGCTTACTAGAGGAAATCTATACAAATTCTAAAACAAAAGAGAAACAAATAGCTGCATTAATATCAGAACTTAGACCCTTAGTGCAAGACATAGGAGATGCTACTATGATAGTACCTCTAATAAGTAGTTACATGGATTTAGGAATTAAGAATGATGAAATGTTGGTTAAAATGGCTACAATTGTCCAGAGAGCTCTTAACACAGCTTCACAAAGCGACTCAGGTGAATTCATGATGACAGAGGCCGAAAAAGCACAGCTTATGGCTGAGTTAAATAATCTCAAATGAGTTTACAAGGATTTATACAATCCCAGTTAGGAGGATCAAGGGTAGCACAATCGACCTTGCAGTCGATTCAACAGCTCGGAGGTACATTCTTTCCTGCTAGGGTATCCTTTGTCCTACTAGACGACTCTGATCAAGAGAGGTTTAGAACATATGGTGAGTATAACGGAATAGGAACAATTGAATATACTGCAGCAGGTACAAATCCTAGCGGACTTATAGGAAGTGCTAGACCACTATTTACAAACTTTAAACAATATCCACTGCTAAATGAGGTAGTTTATATAGTAAACTTGCCCACTCCAAGCAGCGACGGAGAACTGCTGCCAAAACCATACTACATATCAATAGTAGGACTATGGAACCATCCACACCATAACGCATATCCTTACGAAGTTCCGGAGGAGCAAGTTGATGATTATGAAAAGGCAGGGGAAGGTAGAGTTAGAAAGATACAAGGGGGAACTACTAACATTGATTTAGGTAAAACTTTTAAAGAAGAAGCTAGTATACATCCTATAACACCATTTGAAGGAGATGTTGTAGTTGAGGGAAGATTTGGTAACAGTATACGACTAGGGAGTACAGTTGTAGATAAGAAAACAAATCAAGGAGTAAATAACTGGTCTGAAGGACAGCTATATCCAGGAGCTCCAATCACAATAATACGCAACGGACAAGATCCCAATGCACCGCAAGAAGGTTGGATACCTATCGAGGAGAATATCCAAAACGACATAAGTTCAGCATACCTAACAAGCACTCAAAAAATAAACCTTGATACAAAACAAATAACTAATTTTGAATCTTACACAAGCACAGATTCTAAACCTAAAAAAGTATCAGAATATCAACAAGGTCAGATCCTACTTACATCACAAAGAGTCGTAGTCAACAGTAAGACAGATCACACTCTAATATCATCAGCAAAATCAATCAACCTATCAGCAATCGAGTCTATAAACGTAGATACAACAGGATATATTTCAATGTGCGCTGATCAGATATACTTAGGAGGTCCTAATGCCGAAGAAGGGGTGTTATATGGAGATTCAACAGTTTTAATTTTAGAAAGGCTTATAAAAGCCTTACAAATCGTAGCTGGAGCGTTCACAGTAGCTAAAGTGGATAAGAAATTAAGCGTGCCGACTTTAGAAGCTGCAGCGGAACCACTACGACAGATTTTGGATCAACTAACAACGGATGGATTAATATCCCAAAAAGTTAAAGTACTATGATTAAGAGTGTAGATGCTATACGTAAACAAGATGAATTAAGTGCTTTTAAATTAAAAAGTTTAAAAAACAAAACATCTGTTGAGGGAATTTCAATGGAAGAATTTGATAAGTTGATACCACCTAACCTAAAAGCTAAAGGTAGAGATAGGATATCAAAAGTCATTCAATCTAAATCATCTGAAATAAGTAAACAGATTATACCAAGATTAACAGATTTAGCAGATAAGTTAGGTATAGGTACCATAGGAGCATTTCCTCCATCCTTTCCTAAGTTTTGTCCTACTCCCTCTCTAATAGAGAGAGTTTTGAATATTCGTAATAACATCGTCGCAAAGCTAAATGCAACATTAAAATATGTACAAATAGCCACAACAGTGCTAGGAGGATTTTCAATACTACTAAGAACAACTAATAACGCACTAAGAGGGTTTAAGATCGCTAAACAAGTACAGGTAATAGCTATAGCAGCACGTCCTGTAGCGGACGGACCCTCGGTAGCAAGCATAAACGCTCAGATAGACTTAATAAATTTGACATTAGATAAAAGTGACAAACTATCAGCAAACGTTGATGGAATAACCCTAGCAATTAATGTACTAAAACTTACTTTAACTAAAGTCATAGACCTACTTAGTAAAATAGATTTCTTTTTAAAAAAGTGTATGGATGAACAGCAGAACACAAATCCTATGACACCTTTAAATATAGAAGCAGTAACTTTAGAAGAAGAGCAAGCAGTAAATGCAGACCAAAACACAGTTGATACAACTTACAACGGATTTGTATTGGAGGTAGTAAAGAAACCATACGGAAATGGACTTACACAAAGCGTAGGCATTGCTAAAAACCAATCAGGCATCATCCTACTACAGACTGAGCCATCTTTTACTTTAAATCCACAATCTCTTATTGACGAGTTGAAGTTAAAGATTGATAGTGAAAATTTAGTAGGCTATTAAAAACTAACGAATAAAGTATTTATTAATATGAAAGTAACAGATTTCAAAAAAATGATTAAAGAAGCTGTAAAAGAGGTATTTCAAGAAGAAATGAGAGATATACTTCTAGAAGCAGTTAGAAGTCCTAAAGTTCCTATTGGAGCAGGGAGTCAAGGAGCAATTACCGAAACTAGAACAACCACAGGAACTATATCAGAGGCTTCTAGGCAGGCATTTAGGGAGATGTTGGGAGGAAATCCATTCTCAATGGATCAAACAAACACATTTACAACAGCAACTCCTGCATATACACCACCACCAGTCAATACAGCGGGTGAAGGATCAAGCTTGCCTCCAGGAGAGGTCGGCATGGATCAAATTATGAATCTACTAAGTAAATAAAAATGGCATTCGGATTACAACAGATAGCACCAATAGATACACAGACCAGTATAGCGGTAGGTCTCAACTTACCGTTTAACGGAGATGCTGTATTTGTGCCAAACTACACAACAAGAGATGCTATCAAAACCCGAATGATAAATTATCTCCTTACGAATACAGGTGAAAGATATCTAAATCCAGGATTCGGAGCAAACTTGAGAGCATTGCTATTCCAACAACAAGGAAGAGACATTTCTGAAATTAGAAGGATCATAGAATTGCAAGTAGGTAAATACTTTCCACAGGTTTTGATTAACGTCATTAACGTTCTCGAAGATCCAAGTAATGTTAATGGAGTAATAGTAAACATTACATACAGTATCACCAACTCATCCTTTACAGACACCCTTCAAATAAACTTCACATAATGGCACTAAAAAGGGACATACGATATCTAAACAGAGACTTTAACAGCTTTAGAGACGCATTAATCAACTATAGCAAAACATACTTTCCAGCAACGTACAACGATTTTAATGAAACATCCCCAGGGATGTTGTTTATTGAATTAGCATCGTACGTAGGAGATGTCTTATCTTTTTACTTAGATAATCAAATACAAGAAAGTTATCTACAGTATGCAAGAAGAACAGATAGTTTATTTGACCTAGCTTATATGTACGGCTATAAGCCAAAAGTTACAGGAGTGGCTACAGCAATTATTGATATTTACCAACGAGTTCCTGCTAAGCTAAGTGGATCAACTTACATTCCAGATTACGATTACGCATTAGTATTTCCTGAAAATTCTTCTGTACAAGCAGGAGGACAGTTCAGTGTATCATTCCTAACTCAAAATACAGTAGACTTCTCCACATCAAGCTCAGTCGATCCAACGACAGTTTCAGTATTTTCCGTTGATGGCAGTAACAATCCAACATACTTTCTACTACAGAAATCAACACCAGCCATTTCTGCTCAAATAAATACAACAACATTCTCTTACGGAAATCCAACACCATATCCAACAAACATCCTATCAGCAGCAAACATAATTAAAATACTCGACGTTACAGATTCAGATAATAACGAGTGGTATGAGGTTGATTACTTAGCACAAGATGCAATTTACGATTCAATTAAGAATACAAATATAAACGATCCAAACAGGAGTCAATATAGTGATGCTCCCTACCTTCTTAAACTAAGAAAAGTTCAAAGAAGATTTGCAACAAGATTTTTAGATAGTGGCTCTTTACAAATACAGTTTGGTGCAGGAACAGCAGGAGATACTGATGAAAATTTAATACCAAACTTAGATAATGTAGGATTAGGATTACCTTCTCAGCAAACTAAGTTGACAACTGCATTTGATCCTACAAACTTTGTATTTACAAATACATACGGCATAGCACCATCTAATACAACCTTAACAGTGAGGTACTTAGCAGGAGGAGGAGTGGCAGCTAACGTTCCAGCAGGAGCAATCACATCATTGCAAACGACACCTACTTTTACAAAAAGTGGACTAGTTCCTGCACTGGCTAATGAAGTATTCTCTTCGGTCGTAATTACAAACCCTACACCGGCTACAGGAGGAGGTAGTGGAGATACAATTGAGGAATTGAGAAATAATTCTATTTCAACTTTCTCAACACAACTACGCACAGTAACTAAAGACGACTACCTAATCAGAGCTTTAAGTTTGCCTCCAATGTACGGAACGATAGCACAAGCATACGTACAGCCAACTCAAGTACAGGATTTGAGTATAGGAGAAATTCCATCCGTATTAGATTTGTACGTACTTGGATATGATGTTAATGGAAAGTTAGCATATTCATCTGATACAGTTAAAAATAATCTTATAACGTACCTATCACAATATAGAATGATAGGAGACACAGTTCGAATTAAGGATGGGTATATTATTAATATTGGAGTTGAATTTGATATAGTTATACTACCCGACTACGTAGCAAACGAGGTACTCACGGAATGTATTAATCAAATACAGACAACATTTGACATAAGCAAGTGGCAAATCAACCAGCCAATCATCTTACGAGACTTATATACAGCATTAGATCAGGTAGAAGGAGTTCAAACTGTTAAAACAGTGAATATTGTAAACAAAAGTCAAGGAAACTACTCGGAGTTTGCGTACGATATAGCAGGAGCTACGATTAACAATGTAGTGTATCCTTCACTGGATCCTTCAATTTTTGAATTAAAGTATCCGAACGAAGACATTAAAGGAAGAGTAGTACCTCTGTAAAATAAAATAACATGGCAGTATATAAAATATATCCACAAAAGGACACAACACTATACTCAGAATATCCTCACTTAAATGCGGGATTGGACCAGATACTTGAGGTTTCCAATAATCCTTCTGAGTTTACGTTGAGTGGGGTTGCTGAAGTTAGAAGAGCGTTATTAGCATTTAACACTACAGAGATTCTAAACGTGTGGAACACGTATGCTATATCAGCACCATCAACAGATGTTTATTTAAAACTATATACGGCAGATGCTACAGGATTACCTGAAAGTAAAACAGTATACGTAAACACAGCTGCACAATCCTGGAGTATGGGAACAGGTAAGTTTGGAGACACTCCCCAGAACCTGGATGGAGCTAATTGGATGTATACGAACTATGATGGAGGTACTGCATGGTCAACTGCTTCAAATTTAGGATTCACAGGGTCGTGGTTGGCAGGAGGAACAGTGGGAGGAGGAACATGGTTCACATCATC